TTCAGTATTGGTAATGTGAGTAGATAGACTATCAACTGGTCTCATGAGTCCTTGAGCTCCCACAAGCATGCCCGCAAGCATACGTTTGGGGTTCATTGACGAGAGATTCTCATAAGCGAATTTAAGATCCGCTCGCCTCAGAGGCATGCCTAATGCATATGCTCTGTCGTGCTCTTTGCACGTCTCGTCGAACTCATCCAAGGCTGGCACATCAGAATCAACAGATTGTTGATACTTGCCAGCTGACCAATTGGGTCCACAGTAATTACCGTGATAGCGCATTGAGAAGATGGTGATTGTTAATGTGACTATCGACTATTTCCGGCACACCCGAAAACCCGATCAGCTCATAACTATCAATATACTTCTCTAGGGCAAGTTGCTCATCGGGAGTAATACCCCAAGCGATGAATACTTGCAACCTGACCTCACTACTTGGTGTCGTGAAGCGCTCTTTCATGCCATAACTCATAAGGTGCAGACCGCTGTGTTTATTTATTTGATCACCTACTTTAGTGTGTCTGCCTTTTCCTAATTGTATGAACTTCCTATACAAATTTTGCATTACCGGAATGCCCCCGGTCAATGCTAGGCCTCCTGTGCCAACCGCTGTCATCCAACCCTGCAACGCCTTGACGTTCGGTAGATTAACGGTACACAAAGAGTCCTTCCTCAGCGCGACTGGTATATTTCGAACCATTCTGCACTTGCCATCACTGAGTTCAATAGGATGCATTTGGCAAAACTCGATTTCACACAAATTGTAAACCGGAGTTTCTGCTGTCATCCTAAAACCCATCGTTAGGAACCAAGCATCAAGACCTTCCATAAAGGTGCTTCTGTGCTTGTCTTCCATGAACACCACACAATCATCGCCATTATTAACTAGTTTGATGTGTATGCCCTTAAACGCTGCGTAGGCGTGCACGAGACCGCACATAATCAGGCAATTACCCAACGCTGTGTTCATGTCCCCACTGGCTCTGCCCCCTCTCTTCTTATACTTGAGGCTACCGTCCTTGCACCATCCGAATCCAATATTATCTATTTGCC